ACGGATGTGATTTACTCGTACGATAGGAAGAACGGTCACCGCGAGGAACGCTTGCTTGGCCCGTCGCCGACGGGGCCCTTCACCATCGAGTGCACGGGTGTCCTGACTGAGGAGGCATGCGAGTTCTTCAGGTGGCTCGGCTGGCGCATGTTCCCGTCGGTCACACCCGACGGCGCGGTCGGCGCCGCGTGCGTGGGCGTGTTCGCCTGGCGCCTGCTGGCAGAGCTGCAAGTGCCGCTGCACCGGCGCGCGGCCATGGCTCCGTTTTGGGTGAAGGCGCTGCAGTCGCGCTACGTGATCCAGGTTCCGGGTCAGCCCACGGCCATCGTCGACGGCAACACGCGCGCGGTGCTCGAGGTGTACGACCGGATTCGGCGCGAGGCTGGTGACTACGACGCTGAGGAGTTGGGAGGGTTGAACTGATGGCGGACAAGAAGCCCTTTGCTCGTGGCGACGCAGTAATGGTCCGCGTGAAATCCCCCGGGGGACTTATCACCGAGCATGAGGCACGCGTCAAAGAGATGGCCGGCGCGCGCGACGTGGCAATCGAGTTGTACGGGCGCGATCGCATTGTGAAGGTGAGCGATGTTCGAAGGATTGGCGATTCGGAGGAGCTCAGTCAGGCGGCGCCAGTTCCTCAAAATGGTGCAGTTCTGAGCGCAAGTTTAGGAGAGCGCATTATGGCCAAGACCACAAAACCGCCCGCACACTTCGAGCCAGTGAAGAACGTCGATCCGAAAGACATCAACGTGTGCATGCGAGGAATGAGAGCGAGCCGCAACATCACCATCGAGCTGATGGCTCAGATGCTGAGGGTGACGACGACTGAGCTTGCTCAGCTCGAAGCCGGCGAGGTGATTCCAGACGATGCAATCGTCCTGCGCTTGGCCGATGTGCTGAACGTTCCGATCGACGCGCTAAGCGCCGCACTTGACCATACCCGCGGCAAGATGGCGAAGGCCAAGAGTGACGCGGAGGCAGCGATGCGAAAGCTAGACGATGCCAGGAAGACGGCGGAGGAGGCGGCTCAATCCAAACCGCCCGGCGAAGCAAAACGGACTTTGGAAGAGTTTGCCGAGCGCCTGATGGACTATTGCCCGGTCCCGATTCAACCGACTGCGCGCAAACAGTGGTGGGTTTTTGCCAGAGGGCTTTTCGATCTCGAAGGAACCTGAAACGGAAAAACCCCGACCGAGATGTGGAGTCTCGATCGGGGTCTCGCGCTCCGCGTTGAACCCAGACTTCAACAGGAGTGCCACATGCGTGAAGTACAAACAAGCGAAACTGTCACAGTCGATAGCGACAGCCTGCGAGCTGCTTTCTCGAGCCCTGAGCTGATTGTGCCAGGAACTGGATTCGCGGATTCAAACCCACCGCGAACCAACAAGGCTGAGAAGCGCGACGACGTGATCAGTGTGAGCGACGAAGCTACGCTCAACTGGTACCACTCGCGCGGGGTCTCGATCTACGAACGCAGCACGTTCGGCGCGATTATCGAACACCTGAAGTACGGCGCAATGGGCTCGCACCCGTGCCTGCGTTGCGATGGCGCGGGCATCCTCGACGACGGCGGCTTTCGGTTGGACGACACTTGCCGACGATGTAAGGGCGAGGGCTACGAGAGCGAGACGCTCTGCCCGCTCTGCCGTGGCACCCGCAAAGAGGCCAGCTACGAGGTCAAGCTCGAGAAGGGCGGATGGTGCAACTCGTGCAGGGGCACGGGCGCAAGCGGCATCGACCGGCGCGGCAGCAAGCCGACGGCGTGCCACGCCTGCCCTGGCCGGCACAAAACCAAGCAGTGCAAGAACTGCGGGACCTGCAAGCGCTGCGTCGCTGCTCGAGCCTGCCGCAACTGCCGCAACTGCCTCGGGACCGGGAACGAGCCGCTGAGCGTTCACCCGCTTGGGCTCGACGGCGCAACGGGCCGCGAGGGCGCCGACGACGCGGCCCTGACCAAGTTCGCGCTGACCTCGCGCCGCCTTGGTCGGATGCATTCCCGGTACCGCCGCGCGCTCGGGAAGTACTACGGCGAGGAGGGCACCTCCTGGGGGCTGACGGAGCGCGGGCGCATCTTCGCGCTGTACGGAGAGACACCGGCCGGAAAGGAGATCATCCGGAACGCGAAGCGCTTGGCTCGCCGCGAGTGGAAGAACCCGAAGCCGGCCTTCGAGGGTGTGGGCTTCACGAACGAAAAGAAGCACGCAACCGCCCGCAAGCGATTCCTCAACCGGATGAAAAAACGAGGGGAGCTGCTCGACGCCCGCCCAGAGGGACTCGCCGAGTTCATTGGGCCGATGCCCCGGCCGCGCGGTTTCCTGACCCAGGCAGCGCTCAGCGAGCACGACATCGTGCAGCCCAAGAAGTTCCTCACCGCGCTAGAAATCATCGCGGACGAGGGCGACGAGGAGCGACGCCACTCGAACCCCATCCGGCGCAAGCTGTTCGTGGAAGCTGGCAAGCAAGCGCGCGAGCTCTACGCGAAGTCTGCAACGGCGTGGCATGAGGCCGCCGGCGGTCTGCCACAGCGGGTCGCGACCGCGCTGATCGAGCGCGCCAACAAGCTCGGCTTGGGCCACTTGGCCAACGAGTTCGCGCGCGCGGCGGTGAACCAATGAGCGACACGAACGAAAAAAAGTTCTTCTCGACGAGCGACGTCCAGCAATTGCTCAAGCTGAAGAACACCGATCAGGCCAGATATTGGCTCAAGCGCGCAGGCGCGCTCCGAAAGCACAGCAAGAAAAAAGGCGGCCACTACTACACGACGCGCGAGCTCTTGATGTCCGCCTTTCCGGATGAGTTCCAAGCCTTTGGCCGATGAGACCGAGCAGACCGAACGGAGCCGCACAGGCCGAACGGACCGAATTGGAGACCCCCCATATACCTATAAGGGCCACGCAGAGAACGGGCACCCACGGCGGAGCAGTCACGACGACGACCCCGTGCCCGAAACGCGAAGGCCCAAACCGAAAGCGATCCCGTGTTCGAATTCCGGCCAACGATCGCGCAAGAAGTGGCGTCCTTTGACTACACCAGCAACCCAGCCGCGAAGCGCGGTGTTGCGCCGCCGACCGCTAGCGACGCTCAACGTCGGCTTTGGCAGCTTGGAGCGGAGCGCAACGGATCGGGCAGCGTCGCGGTCAATCGCAAAGCTTTTCGCCGCACCAAGGGTCACCCGCAAGCGCTCTGAGTGCTGGTCCGGGCTGGCTCTCGAAGTTCGGCAAGAGTTTCGCGACGCGGGCCGACTCGGCGTGAGGCGATGAGCGATGGCACGGCCGACGAAGCTGACTCCTGAGCTGCAGGCGCAAGTCGTCGAGCAGGTCAGCGCGGGCAAGCCGCTCGAAGCCGTGTGCGAGTCAGTCGGAATCGACGATTCGACCATTCGGAAGTGGCGAGGGCTACTCCAGCGAGGGGAGGCCCCCGACGCGGTAGTGGCGTTCTTCACGGCGCTCACACGCGCGAGGGCCGTCGGACAGCTGACGCTGCTGGATCGGGTTCTCGCTGGCGATCAAAAGGGCGAGTCGAACGGACGAGCGAAGGGTGCGCAGTGGCTTCTCGAGCGACTCTGGCCGAACAAGTACGCGCCGCGTCTCAACGTGAAATTGGAGGAGGGCCTTGAAGTCCTCTTGAACGATGTCGAGCGGGTTTGTGGCTCGAAAGATTGCGGCTGCTACGAGGCAATCCTCGCCCGCCTTGCTGCTCGCGAGGCTGGCGAAGGCGAAGATCCGGGAGCGGGAAGCGGCGAAGGCGGAGACGAACTCCACTGAGCCGAAGCTCACGTTCGAAACGATCCTGTACCAGTACGCGGAAGACCCCGAGGGGTTCTGTCGCGACTTCCTAGTTTTTCGCGACATGTTCGGGAAGGCGTCGCCTTTCCAAATGTGGGAGGCGCAGCGCAAAGCAGCGCTCGCGGTAGTCAAGAATCGTCGCGTCGCACGGCGCAGCGGTCACAAGGTCGGCAAGTCGATGCTTGCGGCCGCGCTGGTCATTTGGTGGACGCTTTCGCGAGGCCTTGCCCGCGGCATTCTCACTGCGCCAACGAGCCGCCAGGTAAAGAAGGCGCTCTGGTTCGAGATTCGGCGCTTCTGGCAGAACAGCCCGAAGCTGCGCGAGCTCATGCCGGAACCCGCGCTCGAGCCCGAGACCGGCATTCGCTGGGACGACGGCCGTGAGCTGTTCGGCTTCACGGCGTCGAGCGCCGACAAGGTGTCCGGCCCCGGTGGCCCCGCGGTGTTCGTCGTCGTCGACGAGGCAAGCGGCGTGCCCCGCGACGTGTGGGAGGCGTTGCAGGGCATCCGTGCCGGCGGCGGCAAGGTGCTCGCGCTCGGCAACCCCACCCAAACCTCGGGCTGGTTCTACGATGCGTTCCACGAGCGGCGTGACGGCTGGGACCTGGACAGGATCTCAAGCCGCGACACTCCGAACTTCGTCGAGAACCGCCAGGTAATTCCCGGTCTCGCTGATCGCGAGTTCGCGGAGGAAATCGGCAGCGACTACGGCACCGACTCGCCTGCCTACGACGTGCGTGTCGAGGGCAACTTCCCGAAGCAAGTCGCGAATGCCGTGGTCGGCCTGCAGATGGTCGAGCTCGCGCGCCTGCGCTGGGATGACACGGAGGAAATCGGCCCGCTCGAGCTCGGCGTCGACGTCGCTCGCTTCGGCGATGACTTCTCAGCTGTGGCAGCGCGCCGCGGGCTGAAGCTCTACACGCCGGAGTACTTCGAGAAAGAGCACAGCATCAAAGCCGTTGTGAACGGCTACAACTCGATCGCCGTCGCCGGCATGGTCGTGCAGTGCATGAGTGTGCTGCAAGAGCCTGGTCAGCGGGTCCGAATCAAGATCGATGTGACGGGCGGCTTTGGCGAGCCGGTTGCTGAGCAGCTTCGCACGCTGCGCGAGAAGGGCGAGCTGGGAGAGTTCAGCTCGTTCGTCGACATCATCGAGGTCAACTTCGCTAGCGAGTCGAGCGACCCCGAGAAGTTCCCGGTCCTGCGCGACGAGCTTTGGTTCGGCGTTCGCTCCTTCTGTGCTGCGGGCGGCTCGCTCTACCCAGACGCTAAGCTCGAGAGCGAACTTGTCGCTCCGACGTACGCGCCCGATGAACGCGGGCGGAACAAGGTCGAGAAGAAGAAAGACATCAAGAAGCGCATCGGGCGCTCGCCGGACCGCGCTGATGCTGCGGTGTTGGCCATCTACAACGCGGGTATCGAGGTGCAAGAAGTCGCACTACCGCAAGTGCAGTCGCGTTGGGGTCAGAACTCCGGCCGCGGATATGGGTGATCATCAATGGGCTTTCTGCGGCACATCAAACAGGTTCTGTCGCCGCCGAAGCTCACCACGCGCGTTGTGGTTCGCGAGAAGCCGCTGCACGAGCAGTATCAGCGAATCGGCGGCGGGCTAACCCCCGCGCAGGTTTCGCAGATCATGCAGAGCGCTGACGCCGGCCAGCCTGCGCTGATGCTCGACCTGTGGAACGAGTCGCGTCAGAAGGACGGGCACCTTCAGGGCATCGCGTACACGCGCGACATCGCTGTTGCGCTCTGCGGTCTCGACTTCATCGAGCTGGATGACGACACTGCTCGCCGCAAGGACAAGAAAGCGATCAAGCTCTGCCGTCGCATCCGCGACGAGTTCGAAGACTTCGACAAGCTGATCGAGCACCTGACCGGCGCGTACGTGCCAGGCCACGCCACTGCAGAGATCAAGTGGAAGAAGACCAAGGACGGCCTACTGCTGCCCGTTGGTTTCGAAGCGCTGAGCCCGCGCGACTTCTTGTTCGAACAGAAGCGCGGAAAGCTGCGCTACGCCCGCTTCCCTGGTGATCTCGAAGGGGTCGACCTGCTCGCCGAGAACCCAGGGCGCATCATCCAGATCCAGCGCCGAATCACCGGCGACGTGCAGGTCCGCGAGGGCCTGATTCGTTGCCTGATTTGGGCAGCCATCTTCCGCAACTGGTCGTTGAAGGACTGGATTGCACTCGGTGAGATCGGTTGGAAGCCGTGGCGCATCGCCAAGTACAAGAAAGGCGCCAGCCAAAAGGACATCGACACGCTCGTCGAGATGTTAGAGAAGGTCGGGCACCTTGGCGTCGCGGCCATCCCGGACACCACCGAGCTACTCGTCGAGTGGCCCAAGGGCATGGCTCCCGGCACCGGCGGCTCGAGCACGCACAGTGCGCTCTGCGAGTTCATGGGCCGAGAGATGTCGAAGGCCGTGCTCGGTCAGACGACTTCGGCGGAGCCCGGACCCAACGGCAGCCGCGCATCCGACCAGGTGCGTGACAAGGTGCGCACTGACATTCGAGAGAAGGACGCGATTGCCGCGGCGGCTGTGCTCCTTCGTCAGATGTTCTCGCTCGCTGTGGCCGTCAACGTCGGCGACGACGTGGCTTGTCCAGTGCCATGGTTCCAAACCGATGAGTCAGTTGACCAGCTCGCCTTCGCGCAAGCGGTGCAAGCGCTGAGCGGCAAGAGCGGAGCAGGCGTCAAGCTGCCCGCCAAGTGGGTGCGCGACGAGATCGGTGCTCCCGAACCCAAAGAGGGCGAGGAAGTGATCGGCGGCGAAGTCGAAGAACCGGAGCCCGAGAACGACAATGGCCAATCCGGCAAAAAGCCCGCCAGCAAGCCTGAAAAAGAAGCCGCTTAACAGCGGGGAAGCGGAACGAGAATGGCAAAAGAAGCCGCACAGCCGGAGCGCGAGCCAGTCTGGACTGGGGTCCTACGCCGAGAGATCGATGTCGAGTTTCGATCGTTCAACGATGACGAAAGGTCATTCGAAGTAATCGCCTCGACGGAAACTCTCGACTCGCACGGCGACGTGCTTCGGCAGTTTTGGGACCTCTCGCGCTACGAAAAGAACGGCGTGATTCTCTGGAATCACAACATCACCAGCTACTTTGGCGGAGAGCCGGAAGACACCTTGCCCATCGGCAGAGGCGAGGCCCGCGTCGAAGGAAAGAAACTCGTCGCGAAGGTCTATCTGCTGAAGGGCGATGCTGACGCGGAGCCGTTCGTCGACAAGATTTGGCGGCGCGTAAAGCAGAAGATCATCACGGCAGTGAGCGTCGGGTTCCGGCCCGGACAGGTCACTCGCAAGGTGAACGCCGCTGGCGAAACCGAGTTCTACGAGCTCGGCAGCAAAGAACGACCGAACGAGCTGCGCGAGATCAGCCTCGTCCCGATGGGCTCCAACCCCGATGCAGTCGCCAAGTCGATCGCTTGGGAACGCAAACACCTCGCAGAAGACTCAATCGCGGCGAGCGCCGCGGAAAGTGAAGACACCTCCATGGCAATGACCACTGACGAACAGAAGGCGCTCAGCGACGCGCTCGCCGCCAAGACCGCCGCCGAGACCCGTTTCTCCGACGCGCAAGTACTCGTGAAGAAGTACGAAGCCGACTTGGCTGCCGAGAAGTCGATCAGCGCCAAGCTGCAAGCCGACCTCGACCTCGTGCGCGCCGAACTGAAGACCGCAAAAGGCGACAGCTCCAAGTCGACCCTCGACGCTCTGCAAGCGGTGAAGTTCGAGCCGAGCGAGCGTGAAGAACTCGAGAAGATGGTCGAGATCGCGGGAATCGACCGCGTGAAGGCGCTGCTCGAGAAGCGCTCCGACATTTCGCTCACTCGCTCCGTGACCGTCGACGGCAAGCCGGTCGGCGACAAGAGCAAGGGGGCCCCTCCGCCCGTCGACACCTCCGCCAGCCCGGACGCGGCGAGCGACGACTTCCTCAAAGCGGTCAGCGACGACGCTCGCAAGAGCTGAGCGCCTCGCCCGACCCACCCCAAACCATCCAGCAAAAAGAAAGCTGAACTACAATGGCTGTTCGAACGGATCGAGATCTCAAGCTCGCGCTAATCAAGACGCGCGTCGTCACCGTCGGCGCAGTGGCCGTCGGTATGCCGGTCAAGGACGGCGCGGCCGATGGCCTGTGCCAGCCGTGCGCCGATGGCGTCGACATGATCGCTGTGGTCATTGCGCTCGGCAACGGCGCGAAGGCAGCTGGCGGCGTGCCCGGCGCTGTTGGTGACGAAGTGCAAATCGCCTACTTGGCCGGCGCTTGCGTGATCCCGGTCAAGGTGGGCACGGGCGGCGCTGCTCGCGGCAAGTTCGCGAAGGTCGTCGCGGATGGCTTCACCTCCGCGGTTCCCGATGTCGCCACCCCGGTAGCGGTCAACATCGCCGGCTACTTCACGCAGACCGGCGTGGCCGGCGACCTCGTTGGCTTGGTGCCGGCGCGCAGCTGGCTGTCCGAGTGATCGGATAGCTGAACCCCCCAACTCACCCCTCCAAAGAGAGAGCAAACACCATGTTTGGA